CCCACAGAAATAGGTGTTAATGGATTTAGAGCCTATAGGAGTTACTGGAACGAACACCCAGATAGAGACGAAACCTGGGCCGCAGAACAGCGGGCACAACTGGGCGATGACCGTTTCCGTCGTGAAATGGGCTGTGAATTTTTAATCTTTGATGAAACTTTAATAGCACCGGCTAAACTGATTGAAATGGTCGGCTCCGAACCCACCAACATGATGGGGCAAGTACGCTGGTACCAACGTCCCAAAAAGGATAGAATCTACACAGTGGCCCTGGATCCCAGTCTGGGCACTGGTGGAGACAATGCAGCCATACAGGTGTTTGAAGCCAACACCACAGAACAGATTGCCGAATGGAAACATAACCGTACCACCATACCTGAACAGATCAAGTTGTTGGCCAGCATCTGTGCCTATATAAACGAAACTGTGCAAAGCCCTGAAAACATCTACTACAGTGTGGAAAACAATTCGATTGGTGAAGCAGCCTTGATCAGCATACAGCAATATGGTGAAGAAAACATACAGGGTTACTTTTTGAGTGAATCGGGCGGTGCTGGGAGAACCTACAGAAAAGGGTTCAATACCACACACAAGAACAAGATATCAGCCTGTAGCAAGTTAAAAACCCTGGTTGAAACAGGACGAATGAAAATACGCAGCAGGGCTTTGATCAGCGAACTAAAAACATTTGTGGCGTCGGGGCTGAGTTATGCGGCCAAACAAGGCGAACATGATGACCTGGTCATGGCCACTATACTAAGCACAAGAATGATGCAACAGTTACAGAGTTACCACCCAGAAATGGACAAACAGCTGAGAGATTTTGCTGACACTTACATACCACCAATGCCGTTCATAGCAACGATGCGCTAAATACAAGACCATGGCAAAAGAAACCACAGAAAAAAAACTCTACGATCTACTAGTAACTAGAGATTATGACAACTTCCAGGCCCTAGACAGTCGCACTGGAAAAGTACCCACAAACCCCGAAAACGGTGCACAAGATGTCAGTCGTGCCGACATGTTTGTATTTGACTGGAGTAGTAGCCGTGGCAAAAACTACGGCACCGCAGTCATACTCTTAACTCCTGAACATGAATTAGAATTGTATTTTGGTGACAACCTGGGCAAGACCATGGAAGATCCTGAGGACAAAAACGAGTGGTTTGAGTTCATGGAACAGTTACGTCACTTTGCTACCAGAACCGACTTTAACGGATTCCGTCCGGTAAACATCAATCAGTTACGGCACAGTCTACAAGGACAGGCCGCAATTCGCGAAGGCCTATTTGAATCCTGGCAAGGTCGCAAGAACATGAGCTGGAGTGCTGGACCTACCGAAGCTCGCTTAATGATCCGACACAAACGCAACCTTGATGAAACAGATGCACGTCATCTCTATATTGAAAGTCTGTTTATTGAAACAGTAGAAGGCGAACGTTACAAATTATCATTTGCCAAGTTGGCCGGTGGCAGGGCCATGTTGGAACATGTGCGCCAGGGTGGCAGACCCTACGACATTCGCGGTCAACACATAACAGACATGGTGGAAGAACTCAATGTGCTGGGCAGATTTGAACGTGGTGTGGCCAGAGAAACAGTGCTTGAAGGTGACACGGCCCAGTTGGTGTCTGAAGCCGCTGTTTATCGTAAAACGCTAAAAGAAAATCTCAAACGGTTAGGTACTGGTCGTGGATATGCCGAATATTTTGAATCATGGAATCCGGTCGATCTCACCGAACAGGATGTGGTAATTGAAAGTTTAAAACACATGTTTGTCAAACAGACATTGGATGCAAGAATTGAGCAGGCCTTACCTGTGCTGGCTCGTATACAACAACAAGGAAACGCTATGAAAGAAGCCACGATATTTGAAGCCTGGGCCAATCGCCTGGTAGAAGGAACCTGGAGCACACCGGACACTCCAGAAGCTCAACAGAAATTACTAGATTTCATGAGCAGAGAGCAACCGGTCGGTGCCGATGCCACGGATGCTACCGAGCAACTGTATGATTTGTTGGGCGACGACAAACTGTTTGATCAGTTGGCGACGTTGGCCGAATCGGATCCCAACAGTGACTGCCGTCAAATTGTGTTAGACCGCATGCAACAACTCAGCGATAATCCTGATGTGCGTGCTGTACTTGAACAACTAAACATCGATGCTGATGCCACCATGACGCCGCCCGAGAGCTTGCCAGCTGACTTGGATGACCAAGAAGAAGTAGATGAAGGCCTGGGCAACTGGATGGGCAAGATGGCCGACAAGGCATTTGGTCCAGGTAGTCCTGCCGAAATCTCAGGATTTGCCAGTGACAAAGACTATGCTCAACACTATGAAACTCGTGCATACCCTGAAGCCATTCAACTGATAGCAAGAGGTGGTGGCATCGGCCAACAACGCACCAACGCTGATGTAGCCCGTGCCGAACGACAACTACAACAAATTTACAGAGCCAAAGGTGTAGAATTAACCAAACAAAATTATACCCAATTGGTTACCAATCGAATCAAGGCCGACGTGGCCCGGGCTATGGGTCAACAAGACATGTCCGAAAGCTATCAGTTAGATGAAGGTGCCATGGAAACTATTTCTAATCTTGTTAAAAAACTTCCAGGAATTGGCAAATATTACCAAATTGCACAACAGTATAAACCGCAACTAGTCCAGATTCTAAAAACAAGTCGGTCTGGTGAAGAAGTTAAACAAAAGATGGAGGCATTGTTGTCTCAGACATCTACTCCGGTATCAGAAGCAGGTTTAATGAAACAACTGGGCGGATTGGCATTAGGTGGCGGCAGCGTTTTATCTGTAATGTGGATGAATGCAATGGGAATGATCGATGGTGTATTAGCACACGCGGCCGCAGGCGAAGTTGGTGGTGCTGTAGCAGCCGGTTCTTATTTAGGACTAATTCCGGTAATGTTAATGTTGTTTGCAACAATGTTGTTATTCAAAGGGGGGAAAGAAAGCAGTGACGAAAAGGCACAAAACGCACTTCGGGCACAGCGTGGTCAACAAAATATGGAAGAAGACGCTGTCAACGCCTTACGCAGAGCCGCTGGCCTAACCGAGAATGTGTTACGTGACAGCACTGGATCAACATTTGATCACATACTGGACACATTCAAACGTGATGTTCGAGATTTTGAAGAAAGTGGCGACCTGTCAGATGCCCTGTATGATGCATTGTATGACTATTATCATCATGACATGCCGTACGGTGTACAAAAAGCTCGTACCGGTGATCCGCACGAATGGGTAAGTGATCGTTTTGGTTCTGATTTAGGCATTGGCGGCTACGGTGGCAATAGCCCTGGTATTCCAGATTCTGATTACGGAATGGAACGTGAAAGCGCAGGTGACTATGCACCTGAACGTGATCCACATTCGGTAGATGGTGGCATGGACAATGAACTGTTGTACGATGATGATGAGGAAAAAAACAGTTCAGTGATGCCAGCACTGGCTGGATCTGCTGCAGGTGGTGCCGCAGGCTATGCATTAGGAAGTGGTGCTTTAAACAGTATTGGGTCTTCGGTTCCTTCTGCACCAATAGCTCCTCCAGTCATGGTTGAAAAAGACATGGACAGAATGAAAGAGTTAGCTGGAGTTAAAACAACCGATGAAGCACTTACAATGACCGGACTTGCAGGTAATATGACAGCTGACTCAGTTGCAACCGCCACCAATGATGCAGCATTTACAGCTGGTAAAGTTGCTGGAATTCCAAAAGCCGCAGTCGATTCTTTTAAATCTGGCTATAAAGACACAACAACTACAACAGACGAAGGTTGGAAAGGCCAACTGGCCGGCGGAACAGTTGGTACATTGGCAGGAGCAGCAGCAGGCGGGGCATTAGGTCCACTCGGTGCAGCAATAGGCGGTGCCGCAGGAGGAACTGCTGGGCAAATGATCGGAGATAAATTAGGTGGCAAAGAGGAAACCGACGAAAGTCCTTTAAAAGGTCAGTACGGACACTCAGGCAAGATGAAGGCCGTGGACAAAGACACCAGCTTCTTGGATCGCCTAAAAGAGCTTTCTGGAATGTCTAAGTCATAAATACTCTTGTAACAGAACTGGGCGCATGCTATAATAAAACATGCGCTCAATAGGCAACTCAAACAAAAAAACTAATTTAACCAGTTTTGTAGCAAACACAATCAGTGATGTGTATAATAACACTGTAGGCAACCATTTAAGGCAACTTAAATCAACATCGTAAATCAACTTAGAAAGGCAACACGATATGGCATCCTTAGCAGAAATTAGAGCAAGACTAGCAGCATCAGAAAACAAACCAGGCAGTGGTGGATCCGGCGGCGGAGATGGATCGATTTATCCACACTGGAACATGGAAGAAGGCCAATCGGCTACTTTACGCTTCCTACCCGACGGTAACACTAAAAACACATTCTTTTGGGCTGAACGACAAATGATTCGTTTGCCTTTCAATGGAGTCAAAGGTGAAATGGATAGTAAACAAGTGTATGTACAAGTACCTTGTATGGAGATGTGGCAAGAAACTTGCC